TAAAATCACTATGTCATTAGTGCGAACATTTTCAAATGTCCTCCAGTCAATTTCTGAACCATATTGTTTATAACCTTGGCTACTTAGAGTTCGTAAACAATCAATCCCTGCTGTATTTAAAACATAACTTACATACCCGGCACACCACGGAGTATTGTCTCCACGATAGTTTTCGCCAGCAACTTCGTAACACCTAAGAATATTAGGATTTCCTGGTGTTCCTTGTTCTGTCCAATTTTGATTTAAGTTTTGTTCTAAGACACTGTTAATAGCGTCAAACCCTTCTCCTTCAGGCACAGTTTCTGCAGGAGGTATTACTTGGGTAAAATTGCCCTGTGCGCCAGCACCACCTGAAGCACCATAAAACCCTGTAGAAAGATCACCGTTGCCTGCAAGATCTCCCCAGCCTTCACCGGTATTTCTGCTTGCTCTTAAAGATTGTGCAAATCCAGCAGTATCTTGTTCTGTGATTACTATGTTAGGATTGACTACTGGACTACTTGGTATAACTACTTGACACATATTTTTCTCCTAAACAACATTACTTGTTGCTCCTCCCGCTGCATTAGCGCCTAACGCAAAATACTCATCGCCGGTTGTTCCGTATGCATCTTTACCGCCTTCACCTCGACGCCATTCATTCATCCCTCTGGCACCTAATAAGTGTGATCCTGCCAGCATACCCATAATTTGAGCAACACTATCGCTGTCTCTTATTCCGCCGTTACGTTTAAGAGCTTTAAGATTTTTATTTGTATATGATATCATTGCTGCTTCTTGAACACTAACCGAATCAAGCCAGGCTTGCTGACTGGTCATTCCGTCTGTGCCTGTCCAATTAGATGCATTTTCAATTGCTTGTTTATTTGTTCCGCTTGTACTTTTTAAGTAACCTTCGTCATATAATGCTAATTTACCAAATTGATATTTTCCGCTAAATCCTAAAGTGTTTACAGCATCATATGCAAGTTCACTTTCTCGTTTTCCAATAGTATTAAGATACGCAACAGTTTGATCGTTTGTTAATCCTGTTATTACTCCAGCAGGAGGAGAAGTTAACGGTGGAGATGATGTACCACTTGTTGATGTTCTGTTGTTGCTTTCACCTTGTGGAACATTTTGTGTTGCATCATAATTAGATCCTGGATCCGGATTAGTTCCTCTTGTAACATTCTGCTGTGCTGGTGTACGAGCAACATTTTTTCTAAAAGTATCATAAACTTCTGGCGGATATGCTGTAGATTGCTCAAGTCCTGCTCTTGTTTTATCTGGTGTAAACATACTCGGATCAGTATTTTCGTGTTGTGGCCAAGGTTCATGCTGCGGAACTCTTGCTGTTTGTGCAGCACGTAATGGAGCAACTGGATCTGTAGGATCTGCAATCGATGGTAAAACTGCTTCTGTTGCCGACGGTGCTACAGGTCCATTTAAATGTATGTCGGTACCACCAGTTAACAGCACATTTGCTCCTGTACTTTTTATTCCCATAACTTCGCCGCTTGTTATTTTTGTTGCTAATCCAGATAACGAATTTATTTCTAAATCAGCTTGTGTATTCATATTACCAAGAGCTTTATTATGAAAATTGCCGTCTGTACTTAATTTTAAATCACCACATGATTCAATACCAATTTCTGCTGTAGATCCTAAATTTAAATTACCTGCTGCTAATATTGCAATTTTTCCCTGGGCTGTACAAGTAATACTATCACCTGCATAATTATTAATAAAACTTCCCGCATTGTTTGTAATAGCTTCAGCAGCATTTTGTGATATATAATCTCCTGAAGTAACATTAATACTACTTCCGATATCTTGCTTCCATTCTTTACCAGCAACCCAATTTACATTTTGACCGGCTGTAAAATTTATATCTCGATCCGCTGTAAAATTTAAGTCTTGATTAGAATGCACACTTATGCTATCTTGAGCATAGATATCTATTTTACCATTACTGGTCATTTCGATCCACGAAGTTCCCCTAGCATTACCGATATAAATTAAATCTTCAGTATTGTGCATTAATATTTGATGCCCGGTGCGTGTTCTAAATCTTATTAACTCATTATGCGGTAAGGTTGGATCACCTCCTGTTTCACCACCTTCAACATTTACATACTCTGACGGACCTTGGTTTGGGCCACCTGCTGGTGTTTTTCTTATGAGACTAACATCGCCGTCGTCCATTACAAAACTGCTGCCGCCTAATCTACTAGTATATCGTGTTGCTCTAACATCGCTTGTACCTATAGGAGTTTGTGGCCCATTTTTATCTAGTGGTCCTGGAGTACTAACACCAAATACCATACTAGGTACTTCACGCCTTGCACTTGAACTTGTAAGTCCTCTTATTTCGTCTAGATCCAAACCTTGTTGAATTAACTTGTTTAAGAAAAATTCGTTTACAGGTTTTATATAACGGGTAGCATCTGCTTGTGCAGGACGATCAATTCTTTTGTTGTATTCTCCTACAGGAACTTTATCTCCTGCTATACTAAAATCTGTAGCAGGGGTAGCTCCGGGAACCATCATATTCATAAATTCGTCTTGAACACATCCTACCCAGTAACCTCTACTTAAATCACCTTCAACAAAAAAGCATAAAACTTTTTGTCCTACGTCAGGCGGTACAAACCACATACCGTAACTCTGCTGACTTGCTTGATACTTATCTGATGGTAAATTTCCGCTTAATGGAGTTACTCCGTAAAATGGATTTAAATATCGTACTGTAACACTTTCTCCGTATGCATCAGGTGTATTGCTGCTTGAACTTATTTTTTGTAATTGTACTTGTAAATTTCCCATGTAACTAGGGTCAAGGTGACTTATAACCTTTGCTAAAAATGGCCCTGGATTTCTAATTTTTCCATCATTTAGACTACGCCTGTTAATTGCCATTTAAAAACCTCTCCTAATGCCTCTAGCTAAATCAGTTAAAGAAGACTGAACTCTATTAGTATTAATTAGCGTTTGTGCTTGTTGGGCAAGATTTATTTTCCCTAGTTGTAATTGTTTTGCTGCTTGAAGTAATCTAGGATCGACCATACCAGCAGCAAATCCTGCAATAGTAGTTTCAAGCCTATCTAAACTTGCAGTTGCCTGTTGTATTATCTCTGCAGGCGGAATTAAATTTAGTTCACCAATTGAAGTACTGGCTTCTGTAAATAGTCGTTGATCGGTTACTGTACCTTCTTTTTCTTGATAAGGTCTACGAATTAATGTTAACTGTTGTACAAATTTATTCTGTTGCCAAGTATTTCGTACAAAGATTACTCTGTACAACCCGCTGAACGGAGTTAATTTAACAGTATCTTCTGGAAACAACATTCCTCCAGTATCATCGTCTTTATAATCAATAGGTGTCCTAAAATTAATTAATATGTCAACTTCGCTGCCTTGATATTCCATGGTGCCATCACCGTTAATGTTTAGTAATCCAATATTTTGACTTGAATAATTTCCCATTCCGCTATCAGCAATAAAATACGGATCTCCCATTATATCTAATTTTAACTGAATTAAATCAACATCACTATTAACAATTGCATCATGAAATTGTCTAGCGATTCTAATTTTTTGATCGTCAACTTCGGTTCCTGGAGTTGTTTGTGTATCAGGTTCAATTGTGTTTTCTCTTGTAGATTGGCCGTCGGGTTGAAATTCGCCGCCAGGTTCAATTTGTCCATAAATTGCAGGATCACCTGGGAGAGCAGAATCAGCGCCGCCTTGTGTAACATCTGGAGAACCTTGTCCCCTATCATCTTGCAATCCCGTAAAAAATGCAAAGTTAATATCAATATCAAAATTTAATATATCTTTGTTTTTACCTGTGTAAATGTAATTGTATTCTTTAGCAATTTTTTGTTGTAAATTTGCGTAGTTTGCGCCGCCGGTACTAGATCTGTTAAAAATACTACTGTGAACTTTATACTGCATAACTTTAAAAACATATACTAGGCCAGGGCGACCTTGTCTTGCTTCGTTTGATAGATCTTGATTTATATAAACATCTGTTTCAATTCTAAACCAATCGACCATGCCAACAGTATCAATATTATAATCAGCAATACTCCTAGCATAATCACTAGTAAGAATTACACTTTCGATAATGTTTTGTATTTTCATTCCTTGGCCAAATGTAAACTGTCGTAGATCTGATGATATACTTATTTTTCCTCTTGAATAATTTCCTGTATTTTCGTCAATTACAAATGCATCGATACCCATTGGTGATATGCCTCGATCTAGTATACTTTTTACAATTTTACTGTTAGCAATAACATTTGCACTTCGCGAACTTACTGATACTAGTCTTTCAGCAATACTACCAGAGCCGGCACCTATAGATTTATTTTGTTGTAAATCAGATATCTTATCTATATTAGCAGCACCTAATAAATTAACTTGTCCTAAACTTCTTGCAGAATCTTCAGGCGAAACAGTTGCACTATTTGCGCCGGGTGTAGCTATTGCTGAACTTAATTTTAAATCAGCATTAGGAAAAATTATGACTACTTCGTCTGGGGTACTAATTTCTCCTGCACTAGCACGCTCTCTTGCACGTCTATTAATGATACTTGTAAGACTATTTTCTCCCGTTTGTAATAATTCGTATACTGTAGCACCGGTTGGCGAAACGTCTGTTTTTATCTGTTGTACTACATCACTAAATGCTTGTTCGTTGTAAGGTATTGCTTGACATTGGTATACACAACCTCCTCCTGTAACATTAAATTTAATATCTACAAATTTTATTGGATAGTATCTAGTTGTTCCGTCTATCTTTTTAGCATTGCCTTCATCATCGTAACCAACAAAGTCAATTTGTAAAAGATAAGAAGCATTTATATAATTAGCGTATCCTGCTTGTAATGCTCCTTCCATTAAAGATTGTAGAAATAATCCCATGCTATATGGTTCCATAACTTCAAAAGTTATTGCAGTTGCATTAGTTGAACCTATATTGCGTCTTGGGGTTATAACACTATCAATATCAAGGTTATCAATAAAATATTCTACTTTACCCTGTGACTCAAAAGCTGTTGTTACTTTTTTACTTCCGGCACCGCCACCAGACTTTAAAATTATAGCGTCTGATCCATTCTGTCGATATGTACGGTCAGGAAAATTCATTTGTTCTGGAGTAAGAACTCCTAATGTAAAAATATTGTTAAAAGATGCAAACTCTTCTAAAGGATTAGGTTGTAGGGGATTAGATCCAGTATATGAAAATTGTTCAAATGCATTTACAAATCTGTTGGCTCCTTGTTGTCCAGCAGACAACGGTGATGTTGTTGCATTGTTAGATGGTGTTCCGCCAACATTAATATTATCAGCAGGAGTAGATCCCCATCCTATACCTTCAATCCATGTATCAGCATCTGTTACTCCTTCGATCGCAGCAGCGGCTCTTGCTAAAGCAGGATCAACTTGTCCATCACCAAACCCTATTGTTGCAACACGGGCTCGAGCATCTGATATTGATTGCTGTGCTGATGCTGCCGCTGCATCTAAACTACCAACTCCAGGAGGAGTAGCATTAATAGCGTTGTTTACTTTATTAGAAAGATTTTGTCTAGTTGTTCCATATGCTTCTCTTTCATAATCTGTTGTCATATTATAATCCTAATACGTCTTTTATTCGACTGTTCTTAGGCAGATATATCGAAGTTCCTACTCTAAAATCATAAACTGGGTCTGAAAGTACATCTAAATTTCGTTGTGTAAACACCCACCATAATTTAGATGATCCGTACAAATCGTGTGCTAGTAAATCCGGGCGATAATTGTATTGAGGTTCAATACTATATAATAAATCGTCAGGATCAGCAGGTACTGGTCTAATTGTGAGAATATCTAAATATTCTCCATTAATGATTCTTGTTTTGTAATACGGACTATTATTTGATGCCATTAGATAAATCCATCTCCGCCCGAAATGTATCCACCATTCATAAAGTTATTTAAATTAAATGTTTCTACTTTTCTTCTACTGTAAATTGGCTGCAATGTAATACTAATTAAACTTTGACTAGGTACCCAACTAATTGCTCCTGAGTTTGCACTATTTTGCGACACTCCTTGATTTTCTAAACTTGTAGATATGTAGTCAACTTCTGAAGGTAAATCTATCTGAAAGTTAGTTATAACAACAGGAACGTTATTAAAAACAAAATCTCCGTATCCGTTTAATCTACAAATTGGCGGCGGTGCGCCTGTTCCGCCATAATCCATTTTTGTAATAGTTCTCAAGAAGTGAACTGCTGCTACCCAATATTCTGCTTCAAACGCTGTTTCAATTAAGAATTCTCCACTTACTGTAAATTGATCAGTTCTGCTACTTTCGTAAACTGGAAACGGATAATTTGAATGTACTGGTTGTAGATTATTATAATCTGCACTGTGTTGTACATAAATTGTTGGAGTATATGGAAATACAAATCCGGCAGTTCTTTTTAACGGAGAAAACATCGGGCTTGCAGATAGTGATCCCGGTATACTCAATCGTACTCTCCAATCTCGTTCTTGTCCACCTGCAATTTCTGCACTAACTCGTGAACTTTGTTGCGGCTCGGCTCCTGGAAAAATGTTTCGTGACCTAAACTGTGCAATTAATTGTGAAGGGTCAGCAAGACCGCTTGCAAATGCAGAGACACCTTGTGCTATTCCTTGTAAAGACCTGGCACCTTGTGCTAAGTTGCTAAAATTTGAGTTAGCAATTGTATTAACAAATTCACTTCCAATGCTTTGTTGTAAACTTTGAAACTGATTAGCAACCCTGTTTAATGTATTAAAAATTCCTGCCATAGATTACTCCTATAGTGTATTTATAGTTTTAAATTAAGTGCGTAGTTTTCTTTTTTATAAATACATGTGCATTTTTACTTGACTTTTTGTACAACTGATATTATAATATTAAGTAAATTAATAGGAACCAATATGAAAAGAGTCAACTACCTCAATAACAAAGACATACTAAAAGAAATTCACAAATCTAAAAGTACGTTTTGCAGTTTTATAGATCAAGATTATCATCAGTTTGATATCATTTTATCTAGTGTTGAAAAAGTCAACATTAGGACCATAGCTGAAGCTAAACGAAATAAAGCAAAACGGCTAAGCACCCTTGCTTACGACGAAGCAAAAGCTTCTGGTAAAAAACTTAAAATGGCAGAATGTGAAGTTGACTATAAAAAAATTACAAAAGAAGAGTTAATTTTTAGAATTTACACTTTTGACCACATACCGGAACATCCTGGACGTAAAAAGAATCCAAAGACTGTTGCAGATACTAAAGTAAAACTTAATTTTCCGCCGTATAAACATTATAAATTTACACCTGACGGAGAATTAGTGTGTGTTGGAAAAAGCCATTGGGAAGGCGGTTTAGAAAACGGTTGTTTTAGCTTGACAGGCGGTAAAGCAACAAATAAACTTGCAATGATGTGGATGAAACTTGTTGATCGTTATGCTACCCGTGGCAATGTACGTGGTTACACATACAATGACGAGATGAAAGGACAGGCGATATTACAATTATCACAAATTGGCCTACAATTTGACGAATCTAAGTCAAATAATCCGTTTGCTTACTACACGGCAGCAGTTACTAACAGTTTTGTACGGATTATCAACATCGAAAAACGAGCGCAGAACATTAGAGACGATATTCTTGAGATGAATAACTTAAATCCTTCTCATACAAGGTTGCACAGCGGCGAATGGGACGCAGCAGTCCGAAGAGAATCCAATAAATCTTGACATCTTTAAAAAATAGTGCTATACTATTAAAAATGAGGTTATTCTAAGTGTTTAAAAAAGCAGCAGTCTTTACTGACATACATTTTGGCCTAAAAGGCAACTCTAAACAACACAATCTTGATGGTGAAAACTTTATAGATTGGTATATTGAGCAAGCTAAGGCTAATAATTGTGAAACTGGTATATTTTGTGGTGACTGGCATCATAATCGAAACAGTCTAAACTTAACTACTATGGACACAACTATAAAGTGTCTTGAAAAATTAGGTGCAGCGTTTGATAAGTTCTATATGTTTGCAGGAAACCACGATTTGTACTATAAAGACAAACGTGATGTAAGCTCTACTGAGTTTGCTAGACACATTCCTGGAATAACTGTAGTAGACTCTTTTACTGAAATTGAAGATGTTGCTCTTGTTCCGTGGTTAGTCGGCGACGAGTGGCGTAATATGGCTTCCTGTAAAGCAAAGTATATGTTTGGTCACTTCGAACTTCCGTCATTCTATATGAACGCTATGGTACAGATGCCCGATCACGGTGAGCTTAGAGCAGAACATTTCCAGAATCAAGAGTATGTGTTTAGTGGACACTTCCATAAACGTCAACAACAGGGTAAAGTACACTATATTGGTAATGCTTTTCCACACAACTATGCAGATGCTTGGGACGACAATCGTGGTATGATGATACTTGACCGAGAAAACGATGCTGAGCCAGTATATCTAGACTGGAAAGACTGTCCTAAGTATCGTACAACTACACTTAGTAAGTTACTAGATCCTAATCAAGATATTATTAAAAATAATATGTATCTACGTGTTACTATTGATGTTCCGATTAGCTACGAAGAAGCACAGTTCATAAAAGAAACTTATATCAGTCAACATCATTGTAGAGAGATTACTCTTATTCCACAAAAACAAATAGAAGAAATTTCAACCGAACTTGATATTTCAACATTTGAAAGCGTTGACGAAATTGTGTCTAAAGAAATTACTGCAATTGACTCTGAAAACTTTAATAAGAAAATGCTACTGGACATTTATAACGAATTATGATAAGAATTAAAGACTTAACCGTAAAAAACTTTATGAGTGTGGGCAATCAAACCCAGGCTGTAGACTTTAACAAAGAACAACTAACACTTGTGCTTGGTGAGAACTTAGATCAAGGCGGCGATGACACAGGATCACGCAATGGTACTGGTAAGACTACTATTATTAATGCACTATCATATGCATTGTATGGTACAGCACTTACAAATATCAAACGCAATAACTTAATTAACAAAACTAACTCAAAAGGTATGTTAGTTACATTACATTTTGAAAAAGATGGTGTTGATTATCGAATCGAACGTGGTAGATCGCCTAACGTACTCAAGTTTTATATCAATGATCAAGAACAAGAGATGATCGACGAGTCACAAGGCGACAGTCGTAAAACGCAAGAATCAATTAATGTTCTACTGAACATGAGTCACGATATGTTTAAGCATATTGTTGCGCTAAACACATATACTGAACCTTTTTTAAGTATGAGGCAGAACGATCAACGTGCAATCATTGAACAACTGTTAGGTATTACTATCCTTAGCGAAAAGGCTGATAATCTTAAAGATCAAGTTAAACAAACAAAAGATGCAATAACATCAGAAACTTTAAAAATTGAAGCTATTCAAGCAGCTAATGAAAAAATTGAAGTTACAATTGAAAGTTTGAAGAAGAATCAACGTGCATGGCGTGCAAAACAAACATTAGACACTGAAAGATTATCTAAATCTATAGAAGAGTTAGAACATTTAGACATTGATTCTGAATTAGATTCACACGATAAATTAGCAAATTGGAACGAACATAACAACTCTATTTTGGCTCTTAAAAAAGAATTAAGCACATTAGAGCCAGCACTATTACGTGCCGACAAGAGTGTAGAAAAAGCAAAAAAAGACATCGCAAATCTTGAAGATGCAACTTGTTATACTTGTGGACAAGAGCTTCATGCAGACAAAAAAGCTGAAATTGCTGAAAGTAAAAACAAAGAACTTGTTGATGCAACTGCATATGCACAAGAGATTAATACAAAATGTTTAGAAGTTACTACAGCACTCGAAAAGATTGGTAACATCAATGGACGTCCTACTACATTCTATGAAACTGCTAAAGAAGCATATGATCATAGACAAAATGTTGATAATTTAAAACAAGCTCTTGACTTAAAACAATCTGATGTTGACCCGTATCAAACTCAAGTAGATGACTTAACTAATACTGCACTACAAGAAATTGACTGGGCTTCAGTTAATGAGCTAACGTCTTATAAAGAACATCAAGAATTTTTATTAAAACTACTTACAAACAAAGATAGCTTTATTCGTAAAAAGATCATTGAACAAAATCTTACATATCTAAATAATAGACTTACATACTATCTTGACAAGCTAGGCTTACCTCATCAAGTACAATTTTTAAATGACCTAAGTGTTGAAATTACACAACTAGGACAAGACTTAGACTTTGATAACTTGTCACGCGGTGAACGCAACAGACTTATACTAGGCATGAGTTTTGCGTTCCGTGATGTTTGGGAAAGCCTATATCAAAATGTTAATTTATTATTCATTGACGAACTTATCGACAGTGGCATGGATACTGCTGGAGTAGAAAATGCTCTAAGTGTTCTTAAAAAGATTGGTAGAGAGCGTGATAAAAATATCTATCTTATCTCACACAAAGATGAATTGATTGGAAGAGTTAATTTTGTAATGAAGGTTATCAAAGAAAACGGATTTACAAGTTACGAAAATGACATCGAGGTAATGGATTAATGCCTAACGATATACATGATTCTCTTGTAAATGCATATCTTGATTATTTTAAAGCAAACGAAAAATTTGTAGCTAAAAATAGTGTAAGAACACATCGTGCAGTAAGAAAATGTTTACGTGAAATACGTGCATTGGCAAAGATTCGTGCAGAACAAATACATGTTCATCATAACACTACAAGAACAACCAGAAAATAGGCAAAAAACTTTAGGCATACATATATATTTGATGCAGTGGACATATAACGGTAAACAAATTGACGAAATACCAGACGAGTACGAAGGCTTTGTTTATCTTATCACAAATACCACTACAGATCAAAAATACATAGGCAAAAAACTAGCAAAATTTAAAACTACTAAGCCACCACTCAAAGGCAAGAAAAACAAAAGGCGCGGCACTAAAGAAAGCGATTGGCGTACTTACTGGGGATCCAGTGATAGACTAAACGCAGACGTAGCTGCACTAGGCGAAGACAAGTTTACAAGAGAAATATTATACCTATGTAAAGGTAGGGGCGAAATGTCCTACATAGAGGCAAGAGAACAGTTTGATAGGCGTGTACTTGAAACTGATGAATACTATAATGGTATCATTAATGTTAGAGTAGGCGGATCAGACAAACTCAAACAGGCATTGCTAGAACATCACATCCAGGCAAAACAATCTAACACATAAGGTTGGCGGGCCAGATTAATTTACCGCTGTGGAAAAAGCTACCGTATAGGAGCACACGTAACATGCTGAGCTGCGTCTGGTAATAAGGCGTTGGATTGGTATAGGTTGAATGTTAGCAGTCGAAAAACACAACACAGTACATAAAAACCCTTTAGCACTAGGAACGAAGCGAGGGAATAATGTTACTTAAACTGTACATTAACTAGATTAATGTATATTATAAGCAACACAATGTCGACGTAGGTTGGGAAAGGTCAGAGCCCATTGTACTTTGTGTATAAACAATTACCTACTTCCAATGTCTCGGCTGGTGCAGACTCACATGAAGCGCATTTTGAGATTAGATGGGACCGTAACAGGTTCCGTCTGACTGAAACAATCTACATGAAACTTAAACATTATTACATTCGTAATAATGCATTTATATCTTTATATTCATTTATTTCTATCATACATAAACGAAGTGTATAGTTTGAGCGATAGCGAAAACTTGTATTAACGAAGTTAATACATAAATATACATAACATACTATTAAGGATAAATCATGAAGGTCTATGAAATATTTGAAGCTATAGAGATAACGCCATCTGCTACACTAGGTTCTGACGGTAAGCCTGCTGGGTTTAATGTAATTGATACAGATGGAAATAGAACTTTAAAAACTTTTCCAGATGCAGGATCGGCTGAAGAATTTAGAGATCAAGAGAGAGCAAGACGTACTCCTGCACAAACTCCTGACGATAGTAACAACAGAAATAACAGAAATACGCCTGCCCAAAATAAACCAAATGAAGATGAAATAAAGAAAAAAAACCTTAAAATGCTGAAACGTGCTGGTAAAGCAAATCTGTGGTTATATGGTTTATTTCAGCTAGGTTTCGGTGCAATAACAACACATAACCGAATTGATACATATAGAACAGCACTAACAGATAATAACTGTGACAGAACTGTACTAATAGTTGCTCAGGCAAGACGAAATTTAGGTAAAGATATTGGGTTAACAGTTGGTAATTTTCTTGGAACAATGCTTGGTGGCCGCCTTGCTCTTCCAATTATAAGATTGCTTGCTACACCATTTATGGCACTCCCTGGTGCAGGATGGTTTCTTGCTGCTGTTGCAGCCGGTTCAACATATCTCATCAGTTGGGGTATGGACTATCTTTTAAAACGTGATAGTGTAAAGCAGTTTTTACAAACATTTATTGCAAATGCTATAGCTACTCTAATAGAAAAAGATTGCGGTGTTGAAGAATCAATTGACGAAGAATCTGATGCATTATTAGAAAGTCTTAAATCAAATGCTAGTGCTGACATGAAAAAGGCGTTTGCTGATCTTGTAAAAGATCCAAGAGGTAAGCAAGAATTAATAAAAGTTAAGAAAGCAATTAAATCAAAGGCATCTTAGTTTTAGTTGTTAAATCTATATTTTCTTTGATAATTCCGTTTAGTATTTCCTTGTCTTCAGCACTTATCTTGTAGAATATATCATCATAAGTTAAACTTCCACGCATATACCAAGCAATACGATACATGTCATTTTTAATTTGCTTTGATTCGCTTTCGTACCGCTTTGCAAGCTCTACAATCTCAGATTCCGGTAAGTCTAAGATCTGTTTACGAAAAAATTTGAATAATCCATTGTCAATCTTGTAGAGTATGTTTTGTCACATTCTTCGTTTGTACACTTAACATCTACTTGAGGCAAAGTCCACTCATCTTTAATACGCTCAATATTGTTTTGTAATTGCTTATAAAAGAGTTGATCTGTATTAGTAATAAAATCTAAAATTTCACTCGGTGATTTTTCTTGTCGTCCATCTGAACTTTGTATACTATCAATTTGTGCTACTGCACTATTTAAACTTAGTGTTGATATACCATCTAGTAATTCTCTAATTATTTTTTCTTTTTCAATTTCGTCTAAATTTTGTTTTTGATAATTTAAAATTTGTCTACGACTAGTATATTCATCGATATTAAATTTTGACCATTGTCGATAAGTTAAAGGTTTGATATTAATTGTTAATTCTTTAATTGAAAATGTCTGTATTGGATTTTTAGAAGCAAAGTTTTCTAATAACACATTTAAATTTATTGTTGATTGAGTTGATTGTTTACAATATGGACATGTTGTTTCGATATCCATGGCCTCTCCATAAGTGGCAATTCTAATTGCAATTAACAAAAAGTCAAGATCATATGAAGGCATTGCCCAAGCGTCTTTGACCGACGGAACGCAACTTTCTATAACTTTTGCAGTTGATTCTCCACTAAATAATGCATCAGGAGTTTTAATTAGTATTTCGTCCATAGCAGTCATGCCATATACAGGGACGTTAGAAAAAGATTCTAATGTTCCTTCTTGCCAGTAATTCCCTTGACACGGAAGGTCAACATACACTTTTGGCTGCCTTTTAAACTCATTAAGAAAACTACTCATATTATTATCCTTGGTAAATACATATAACATATTTATGTTAAGAAATATGCGTATATAAAAGGTCCTGGCTGTGGAAGAAGAACAAGTAGAAAAAATTGTAAGAGCACTTGACAAAGTAGCAAGAGAAACAACTTTAGCTTCATTTGGCGATGCATTACCTGGTGCAGTTGGAAGAGCAGTTGCAGATGGCAATCGTCAATCTGATAAAAGTGCTTTACTAAAGACCACCGACGTCTTAGAAAATGCACTAGGCAAAGCGGCTACTTTATTTACTGGTGCTGTAGGTGCAGCAGGATCAGCACTTATAGGTTCAGCTGGTATGCTTACTCAGGGCAATGCAAGAATGAGCGACGGCTTTGAGGTATTAGAAAAATCATTAGGCGGCAGCGGAAATATTCTATCAAGAACATTTGGTATAATAGGAATGAGTGGTAAAGCAGTTTCTGAATATCTTGAAGGAAGTGTAGATGCATTTAGAGATTTAAGTTCTGTAGGCGCAGGTGCTGCCGGCAACTTAAATTTATTGAGAGAGCAAGCTGCGGCTGCAAGAATAAGTTTTGATGATTTTAATAAGATTATAATGGAAAATACAGAAAATTTTGCAGGGTTTGCAGGCGGAGTTGTTCAGGGTAGAGCACAGTTTGCTAAGTTAACAAAAACATTATTTGAACTTGACGAAGGCGCAAACGTGCAATCATTATATAACTTAGGTTATTCCTTTGAAGCTATGAATGAATTACTTGCTGATAATATTGCACTAACACGTAGACGCGAACTTGTTACAGAACAACAGCGTGCCGATGCTGTCAAAAGTGCAACAGCGTTAGCAATGCAACAAGATCTATTAGCAAAGCTCACAGGAAAAAGTGTAGACGCAATTAGAGACGAAGCAAGAGCAAGATTGCAACAAGGATCAACTCAAGCAAGAATACGTTTACTTGAAAAACAAGGTGTAGAAGGCGCAGGTGAAGCCTTTACAACAGCAATAAGAGGATTAGCAGGAGCACCAGACGTAGTTAGAGATTTAGTAAGTCAAGTTGTAGATCTTGGTGTGCCATTAGATGAAACAACAGGAGCATTTACATCATTGAACAGCGGCACATATGGATTAGTAAAAGATCTTGAATCTGTTATTAAAGATAGTTCACTAAGTGAAGATGAGAGAGTAGCTCGTGCAAACGAGCTTTCACAACAAATTACTGCAATGGCTGCTGAAGAAGGTAATAGTGTTGCAAATTTAAGTGTTTCTGCGATGGGTAGAATTAGCGATGTAGCAAGAGTTCAAGCAGACGCACTTGAAGAAATTGGACCGCTGATAGATAACCTAAGTCAAAATATGACAAGATTTGATGAACTAACAGGCGAAACAGTTACAATTTTTGAAAATTTCAATCAAAGCCTAAATGCAATAATGACAGGGCTTAGAGAAGACCAAAGACAACAAATTGAAGATGGTAACTCTGCACTAAGCATCACTAGAGAAGCAGAAATATTCTTAAGAAATTCAAGCAGTGCATTTAATACAGAAATTGCACAAATATTCAGTAGACCAGAAGTAGTGTCAGGACTTCAGAGTGCATCGGAATCAATAGGCGGCATAAATGATCCATCAAAACTTAATAATTTTATGGACACTGTAGGCAACATGATTATCAGAGATGATAATATGGAAGCAAGACTAGAAACGTTATTGTCAAACCCGGCAGCATTTAATCTAGATGCAAGTGATGTTTTAGCTTTAGAAGGTGTTCTTGCTGAAGTAATTCAAGCAAGAGAGACATTAGCTGATCCAGGGTCAACTGGAGCTGAGCGTACTACGGCAGAAAACTTGTTAGCTAATGTAAACAAAGATTTAACACTTATAGGCATTTCGCCAGACGTTGCAAAAATATTTGGAGAATTAGGTGACGTAAACTCAGGAGCATTAGTAGAAGCAATCAAAGAAGGCATACTTCAAGGAACAGTTCCTGACGATGAAAATACTCAAACTATCCTCGACAATGCGGAAACTGATCCGAACTTTTTGAATGAATTGCGGCAATTCTTGCCATTTAGCACAGGTACACTTGGAGAAACAGGGAAGTTATTTGGAGACTTCGGTGAAGGTACTCCTGCTATGCTACATGGAGAAGAAGCAGTTATTCCTAAAAATTCTGTTGAAGGCAAATTGCTTTCAGCATTTCACAACGGTACTCTTGATTCATTTATGAATGGCACACTAGGATCATCAGGCCTTGATACTATGGGATTACCTTTAGATAATATGACACATGCTTTCACTGCTGCTATTGGAAATATGGAACAACTAATGTTAGGAACATCATTAAGTGCCGAAGCTCAAATGTTAAAAGCAATTGAAGGTTTAAATACTATAGTATCATCTAATACTGAAAACGAAAATAGCAATACAGAAAATGCACAATATGGTAATCAAGCGCCCAATCAAGAGGTAGTAAGACGCTTAGAAGAGTTAAATACTACTATGAAGTCAGCAGTAGCTCATTTAGCTCAATCTAACCGTTATGGTAAAGATAGTGTTAGGGCACAACAAGCAATGACAGGAAATCTATTCCAAGGCGTAGGTTAATAGGAAAATAAATGAGTTGGAAAAAATATTTTACGCCAGTTACAGATGGCACACAAGCAGGAACTTATAGTCCTGTAGGCAGTTCTAGTAGTAATCCTGGACCAGCTCGAACAAACTATAGTTCATACTTGCCCGATGTATATGTTGGCGCACCAAATAGAATTGACCGTTATAGTCAATACGAAACAATGGATCAAGATTCAGAAGTTAATGCTGCGCTTGATATTCTAGCAGAATTTTGTTCGCAAAAAGATAAAGAAAGTGATTTACCTTTTGAACTAAAATTTAAAAGAAAAGCAACTAATACTGAAATAACATTGTTACAACAATACTTGATACAGTGGTGTGGACTTCAAAAATTTGACACACGTATGTTTAGAATACTTCGAAATGTTTTTAAATTCGGAGATGCATTTTTCATTAGAGATCCTGAAACTAAAAAATGGTTTTTTGTTGATCCTGCAAAAGTAACACGTATTATTGTAAATGAATCAGAAGGCAAGCGCCCTGAGCAATATTTTATCAAAGACATAAATTTAAATTTTGAAAGCCTTGTTGCTACAAAAATTAATATTACAAATACTACAACAACTGGAAGCGGAACAGGTTATTTTACTGGACAGTCAACTGGTCAACAAAGACCTGAACAAAGTAGCAGTAGATTTCAACAAGGCGACAACGAAGTTGCTATTAATGCAGACAATGTTATACATCTTAGTCTAAGTGAAGGTTTAGATAACAATTACCCATTTGGAAACAGTTTACTTGAAAGTATTTTTAAAGTTTACAAACAAAAAGAATTACTCGAAGATGCTATTATTATCTATCGAGTACAACGTGCGCCAGAGCGCAGAGTATTCTACGTTGATGTGGGCAACATGCCTTCACACCTTGCTATGCAGTTTGTGGAGCGTGTAAAAACGGAAATTCATCAAAGACGAATCCCATCGGCGACAGGAGGAGGAAAAAGTGTCATAGACAGTTCTTATAACCCTCTGTCAATTAACGAAGATTACTTTTTCCCACAAACTGCTGAAGGCAGAGGATCTAAAGTTGAAACACTACCAGGCGGTACAAACTTAGGTGAAATTGACGATTTAAAATATTTTACCAACAAACTTGTTAGAGGCTTACGTATTCCAAGTAGTTACTTGCCAACAGCAGCAGATGATGGAAATGCTCAATTTAATGACGGTCGTGTAGGAACTGCGTACATACAAGAATTACGTTTTAATACATACTGTGAAAGATTACAAAGCCTAGTAGCAAATGTTTTTGATCAAGAATTTAAAAAATATATGATGGATGAAGGTGTTAATCTTGATGTGTCAATGTTTGATCTTAAGTTTGAGCCACCGCAAAACTTTGCAGCATATAGACAATCAGAACTAGATAATGCTCGTGTACCAACATATACACAAATGAGTGCTATACCTTATATTTCAAATAGATTTGCACTAAGCAGATTCCTTGGATTGTCAGAAGCTGAAATTGCTGAAAATGAAAGATTATGGCGAGAAGAAAACGAAGAAGAAATTACAATGCCGCAAGAAGATTCTGATGCAGCACTTCGAGGTGCAGGTGTATCAGGAGCTGGTATTAGTTCTGACTTAGGTGCAATAGATGCAGAAGCTCCAAATGATGATAGTATCGAAGGCGGTGAAGATACTCCTCCTGAAACTACTACAGTAGATGAACCTACAGGTGCAGATGCTGGAGCAACAACGGACCAAACGATATAAATAATAATATGATACTAAGAGAACTATATTACTTTGATAAAAACTCAGAAGAGCCTATAATTGACAAGGCTTTCATTCCTAACGAAGAATCTTCTCGTAAGCGTTCTGATACACGAAAAACAAAGCTAACTCTTAAACAAATTAAAAAAGCAAGAATGTCAGCTGAGTTTAGTGAAGAAGAAAAAGCTAAAGAATTAGAATTTGTAAGACAAATGTACGGCATGGCTGCCAATGCTGAAGCAGCAATTTAAGTAATTAAATATATAATGTATGTCTAATGCATTTATGTTAGGTAACGGTAAGAGTCGCCTAGAATACAATATTACATCTTTAAAAAATTATGGAACTGTATACGGCTGCAATGCACTATACAGAGACTTTATTCCTGATCACTTAGTTGCAGTTGATCCTCCTATGTTAAAAGAAATTGTTGAACAGGGGATACCTGAAAAAACTAATGTATGGTCAAATCCTAGAAAAGCAAATGAAAAATATAAAAATGTAAACTTTTTTAGACCAGGAAAAGGTTGGAGCAGCGGACCAACAGCATTATGGATGGCATGTGAACGTAAACATACTAAAATTTATATATTAGGTTTTGATTATGCTAGTATAGATAAAAAACTTAATAATGTATACGGGTCAACTGACAATTACAAAGATAAAAATGCAGTATATACATTTTTTGGAAACTGGGAAAGACAGACTATGGAATGTATAACTTCTCACAAAACTATAAAGTTTTATAGGATCTTGACAGAAAAATATACTTTTATCCCAGATAAATTAGCACATATTTCTAATCTTAAACATATAAATATTCATGAATTTAAAGACAGATTTCCACAAATCTAGCCAAATTTTATAAAATGGCCAGTTTTTAGCCTATTATCTGCCCCTTTCTGACAAAATTAGTAAATACTATATGACAGCAAAGCCATACTTGTGCTTATAGCAGAAGTATAACCATTTATAGGAGAAACATTATGTCTGACCGCAATAAGTTCGAAGAAATGCTCGAGCTACTTGTTAATGAAGACCGTGCAGCAGCAGAAAGTCTGTTTCACGAGCTAGTAGTAGAGAAATCAAGAAAAATATATGAAAATCTTTTAGAAGATGAATTAGACGAAGAAGAAGTTGACGAAGCAACTGACGAAGAAGTTGATGAAGCAACTGACGAAGAAGTCGACGAAGCAACTGACGAAGAAGTCGACGAAGCAACTGACGAAGAAGTCGACGAAGGTTTTGACCTAGACGAGTTTGAAGTCGAAGCAGACCCAATGGATATGGGCGGTGACCCAGCAGACGACATGATGGGCGACATTGAAGCAGACGGCGACGAAGCAGATATGGGCGACGAAGACGAAGGCGACATGGAAGATCGTGTAGTTGATCTAGAAGATGCTCTAGATGAATTAAAAGCAGAATTTGAAAAAATGATGGGTGACGACGAAGGCGACGAAGACGAAGGCGACATGGACATGGACATGGGCGGCGACGACGAAGAAGCTGAAGAAGAATCATTCGCATTTGAAGCAACTGACGAAGAAGTTGATGAAGCAACTGACGAAGAAGTAGACGAATCAGAAGAAGAAACTGATGAGTCAGCTAAATCAGCAGGCGAAACAATGCGTGAGTATGTAGAAAAAGTATCAGCTACAATGGGCGACAACGGTGCAAACACCAAGTCAACAGTAGCAGGCGCAAACAATATGGGCGGAACAGCAGCTAATATTGCAAAAGGTGGAGAAAGCAACACAGGCGGAACAGCCGGTGGATTAGCTAACCCAGCTACGTCAGAGGAATCAGCTGGTAACGTAAATGTACCAGGTGGTAAAGCATCGAAGTCAATGAAGGCACAGCCTAAAGGACACGGCGCTGAGAAAAAAGGATCCGGCGATAACGGTGCAAATTCAAAAAGCACTATTGGATCTTAATTAGGAAATCTAGATGAGAAACTTACGAGAGCATTTGACATTCGATCAAGCTAAAATAGTTGTTGAGAACGCCAACGAAGGAAAAGACTTGTATATGAAGGGTATTTGTATACAAGGCGGTGTGCGCAATGCTAATCAGCGTGTGTATCCTGTAAATGAAATTGGCAGGGCTGTCAAAACTCTCAATGATCAAATAACTGGAGGATATAGTGTTCTCGGAGAAGTTGATCATCCTGAAGGACTAAACATTAACCTAGACCGCGTGAGTCATATGATCAGTGAATGCTGGATGGATGACAATAACGGTTACGGAAAATTAAAAATTTTACCAACCCCTATGGGACAACTAGTAAAGACGATGTTGGAAAGCGGAGTTAAACTAGGTGTTTCCAGTAGGGGCTCTGGTAATGTATCAGAAGACGGCAGTAATACCGTCTCAGATTTTGAAATTATAACAGTCGACGTTGTGGCGCAACCAAGTGCGCCCGGCGCTTACCCTACACCAATCTACGAACATCTAATGAACGCTCGTGGTGGTATGAAGGCATACGAACTAGCACAGGCAACTAAAGAAGACACAAAGGCACAAAAGTATCTAAAGGAATCGTTGATTAATATAATCAACAAGCTCCAATAACCAGGAGAAGGTAATGATTGATGCACTAAAAACACTATTTGAAAACGATGTAGTTAACGAAGAAGTTAGAGCACAAATCGAAGAAGCATGGAATGCCAGGGTGAAAGAAAATCGCCTTGCTGCTACTGCTGAACTGCGTGAAGAATTTGCACAAAAGTACGAGCATGACAAATCTGTTATGATCGAATCTATTGATCAAATGCTTGAAGAAAGACTAAGCGCAGAAGTTGAGGAATTCGTAGAAGACCGTAAACAACTAGCAGAAGCAAAAGCAAAATATGCAGTTGCAATGCGTGAAAACGCAGATCTTATGAAAAACTTTGTAGTGGAGTCACTATCTAACGAAGTGAAAGAACTACATGATGATCAAAAGAATATTGCAGAAAACTTCGGTAAACTACAAGAATTTGTAGTTGAAGCACTAGCAAAAGAAATTGCAGAGTTCCATTCTGACAAGAAAGATCTTGCAGAAACTAAAGTGCGTTTAATTAGAGAAGCAAAATCACACTTTGAAAAGGTCAAAACAGCATTTATTACGAAGAGTGCGTCACTTGTTGAAAAAACAGTAAGTAAAACACTTTCGTCTGAAATTAGTCAGCTAAAAGAAGATATTGACGAAGCACGTAAAAACGACTTCGGACGTAAATTATTTGAAGCATTTGCATCAGAGTATAGCACTTCACATTTAAATGAGAAGAGCGAAACTGCAAAACTAATGAAAGTAATTGATGTTAAAGACGCTCAATTATCAGAAGCAAAAACAGCAGCAGCTGAATCTGCTAAGATAGTTGAATCCAAAGAAAAAGAGATTGCTACTATAGTTGAAACTGCACAAAGAAAAGACAGACTAAATGAGCTAACTGGTCCGCTATCAGCGAGTCAGAAAGACATTATGATGGATTTACTAGAAACAGTGAAAACATCAAAACTAAATGAAGCTTTTGACAAGTACTTACCGGCGGTAATAGATGGTAAGAGAACCTCGACAAAGCAAAAGGCTAAAATTACAGAAGGCACACAAATAACAGGCAATAGAGAAACAAAAAATGATATTAGTAATAAAGCAGATGATGGTAATGTATTAGACATTCGTCGTCTAGCTGGAATTTAAGAGGAGAAACCAATGTCAGAACTACTAGAAAGTCGCTGGCAGGAGACAAAAACTGCACTTCTTGAAGGCCTTCAGGGCAATAAGAAAAGCGTAATGGCAGCTACACTGGAAAATACACGTTCGTATTTGTCAGAATCAGCCACCGCTGGTGCAACTTCCGCCGGTAATGTTGCGACACTTAATCGTGTTATTCTTCCAGTTATTCGTCGTGTAATGCCGACAGTAATTGCAAATGAACTTGTTGGCGTACAGCCGATGACAGGTCCAGTGGGTCAGATCCACACACTAAGAGTACGTTATGCTGATGGAGACAACGGCGCAGCGGCAGGTGAAGAGGCTCTAAGCCCATTCAAAATCGCTGAATCATACTCAGGAGCAGCCGGTACTAACGATGCTCCAAGTGCAACAGCAGCAATGGAAGGCACAGCTGGAAACAGAATGTCAATCCAAATCTTGAAACAAACTGTGGAAGCAAAGTCACGCAAGCTATCAGCTCGCTGGACATTCGAAGCAGCTCAAGATGCACAGTCTATGCACGGCATCGATGTTGAAGCAGAAATCATGGCAGCTCTTGCACAAGAGATTACTGCTGAGATTGACCAAGAGATTCTATCAAGTTTAGATTCGCTTGCAGGCAACAACATTGAAACATATGACCAATCTGCAGTAAGTGGTACTGCTACATTCGTTGGTGACGAACATGCTGCATTAGCTGTTCAAATCAACCGTGTTGCAAATATCATTGCACAGCGCACAAGACGTGGCGCAGGTAACTGGGCAGTTGTAAGTCCATTAGCACTTACAATCCTACAGTCTGCAACTACAAGTGCGTTTGCTCGTACAACTGAAGGTTCGTTTGAAGCACCAACTAACACTAAAATGGTTGGTACATTGAACAACGCTATGAAAGTATATGTAAACACATATGCAGCAGATAGTTCAGCAGTACTAGTTGGCTATAAAGGCTCAAGTGAATCAGATGCAGCGGCATTCTATTGCCCATACATCCCACTAATGAGCTCAGGAGTTGTACTTGATCCAACATCATTCGAACCAGTTGTGAGCTTCATGACACGTTACGGATATGTTGAGTTATCAAACACAGCATCGTCTCTAGGCAATGCAGCTGATTACTTAGGCAAAGTTGGAATTACCAACAGCGCAGTAACATTCAGCTAAGTTATAACTGTTTAATAAAAAAGGCGCTACGGCGCCTTTTTTTACGACTTAATTTATCTTTTCCCAAGTATTAAATTCTTCAATTGTAATATCTGTTGATCGTACTCTTTGTTGTCCTGAGTGCCAAAGTCTTACTTCATTAGAAACAGTGTCTTTTACAGGATGATCAGTTAACCCGTATCTGCCGTCATCGATTGATACATCGGCCCATGTAATAATTTTAAACCGCATTTTTTTCTCCTTTTTTATAAAAAGTGGTTGACATTATATTTATTATCTGCTATAGTTAATACATAAGTTAGGAGATATCCTAAGTTAGATAGTGCAAGGAATGGCGATCCGTAGAGGTCGTAACTTGATTCATAGCTGTGGTGGCAATGCAAGAGCGTAGAGATACGAAGTTGTATTTTTAAACGTAACTGTTTAATATGAAGTTTCTGGATTTGAGCGTGGCTCTACAGAAGGATTGTTGGTATTCACAGAGTCCAACCTATCACTTTATTATTAAAGGTCTACCCACTAATGCGGTAGGCCTTTTTTCTTTTCTCTTAAACCTTTGATAAATACTTGTGTCAGATAGTGTGCTGCAAAGCAGACTTATGCTGTACCCACAGCGTAGCCCATAGAACGGGCATAGGACTACTTAAATAGGAGAAAACAAATGGGAAGACCAATTAATAAAAGATTTTTCGGAGAGCCTACAGCAGGTGGCAACGAAATCAAAGTACGTTATCGTGCTACAGGCGAAGCAGAAGCAAACGGCTGGATTGTAAAGCAATTAGGATCTAAGAAGTTCCGTTGCTACGATGGTACTAACACAATGGATTGTACTTTAGTTGATAAAGCACAAGGTACTTTAGCAGTAGGCGATATGACTATTACAGTTAAAGACGATGGCGGAACAGCTCGTCAAGTAGTTAAAATTGCAGGACGTATGGTAACACTTGACTCAGGCACAAAGATTGCTTGGTCGTTTGATGATGCAGTAGACGATGCTAAAGTTGAAATTGAAGAAGCTGGTACAGCTGATGACTTCACTGGCGCAGACGATTTCGAAGCTGACTAAGAATAGATTAGGGGGAGTAACTTCCCCCTATTTTACATAGGATAAAAAATGTCAAAATTTCTAAAAATTACCGGCGGCGGAGACTATAAAATAAAAGTTGACTCTGGCCAGGAGATTACGTTAGATACGGGATCTGGTACAGTTAACATTCTTGGTGACTTGAATGTTACTGGTAGTCAAACAACTATTGACACAGTAAATTTAGAAATTGAAGATAACGTAATTATTTTAAACAGAAATGAAACTGCTACAGAAGTATCTGCAGGATTTTCTGGAATACAAGTAGACAGAGGAAGTGCAACTACCGGTGACGTTGAATGGGTATATGCAGAAAATATAGGTAATTGGTACGAATCAAGATTAGGTAGTAATAACTCAGATGGTCTTTTTGTTGCCAGATATACAAATAACCCAACAAGAGTATTAGGAATAAGAACATACGATATTGATTCAGACGGCGACGATTTAAACTTAGTCGGTGGCGGTAGTGGTAGAGTATTAGTAAAAGGTACTAACTCTTACGAAACTGGAGTATTTGCTTATATTAACGGCTCATTAGATTCGTCATATGGCGCAGCAAGAGTAACACAAACAACACCAATTTTGCTTACTGAAAATACTGATGACGTTATTCCAAATGCTAAAGCAGTAGTAGATTTTGTTGACGCAAAGATTTCTTCGACATTTAGTTATAAAATAGAAAAAGGTATATCAAACGTAGAAGTAATTGAACCAGGCCCAGATCCAGACGGTCGAGGCGAAGTTCATTTAACAGCAAATGGTGTATTAACTACTGTATTTACAGCCGAACAAACACAAATACACGGTGTTACTATATCAGGATCAACTATTCAAGTTGGTGATAACAATACTGGCGAAGATCTCATTCTTGCAGCAACTGGTACAAACAGTGTAAGAGTAGATGACAGTTTAATTATTTCTCAAAGTCCTTATATCGGAGACGGAATTGATCCTAATGCTCCGGGCGAAGGCGAAGGAACAAAACTATACTCCAA